AAAAGTGCAAACAAAAATAAATCAAACAACAATAAATCAGCGCAGAAGACAATGAACAGAACGCAAATCAACAAAGCCGCAGACGAGTGGCTCATGAAGAACCAGCAGCGCAGAGCCGTGCTTAACGTGGTCGGCGAGCTGGACAGCAACAACGAACCACACCTCTCCATGACGGTAGGAGGAAACGCCTACCTACTCCGGGACGCAATCATGGCAGCAATGGCGAAGCACCCCGGAGTCCACACGATCATAAAAGAGGCGGTGGACGAATTCACGAAATATCAACAATCAAAAAATTAAAGCTATGGCAAATTACAGCATGAAGCATGACCTCCTAAAATTGCAGGGGGCATTCGTAACGAACATTCAAGGCAGAACCGCCACCAAGAGATGCCTTTGCATTCCCATCGACGAGAGCGGACTGGTTCTGGGACAAAAGGGCTGCTACATGAGCAGCGTCGCCATTGAGATGCGCGACCCCAAGTACACCGACACGCACTGCATCAAGATTGACCTGCCCAAGGAGCAGAAAGAAGCCATGACGGACGAGGAGCTGAACGCCCTGCCTATTATTGGCGGATTGCACGCCATAGAGCGCAAGGTGGACTCCATGCCCGTCACCGGGAACGTAGCTGCGCCCTTCGGAGAATGCCCATTCTAACGACAGGAAGCCATGGAGACAGACAAGCACGGCAACATGATCCGGTGGCGCATCGAGCTTGACCGCCGACCGGAGGGAGAACAGGAGACGGAACACAACGTCTTCGAGACAGACAGCAAGGAGACCGCCAAGAGGTTCGTCGATGAGCTGCAGGAGAACCCGACGGTCGCCAGAGTTCAGCTCATCCGGATGGTGTACCGCCCCACACAGGAGCAGCCACCACGATGGCAAGAGCCGGAGCTGAAGACGGTGCTGAGGGTGGACATGGAATAGCAGCCACCGGAAGCCACAGCAGAGCCTAACTAAGGGCAAGCACACAGACAAGGGGAGCAATCCCCTGTCTGTCGTGTAGCCCATTTCAAAAACGCGCAGAAATGCCCCTAATTTCGACGACATGACAAAAGACAATAAAGTAACCACCCGAAGCCGCAAAACGCAGCAGAGCGCAAATAAACAGCCAATGCGCGACTTTTTCACGACCTTGTGCCACTCCGACCTCCACGTCGAGTGCGTCAAGGAGTTCAAGTTCCACCCCACGCGCAAGTGGAGGTTCGACTACGCCATCCCCCAATACAAGATAGCCCTTGAAGTCGAGGGCGGAGTTTGGAGCGGAGGACGACACACCTCCCCAAAGGGCTTCTTGAACGACATGGAGAAGTACAACACAGCCACGCTAATGGGTTGGCGAGTTTTCCGCACCATTCCGGACGAATTGCTGACAAACACCACGCTGAGCCTGCTCAGAGAGGCAATGAAGACGGAAATAACCGCCCCCGGAGCGAGTTTGAACGCCCAAGAGTGATTATAATATAAACATTTTAAGTACCTTTGCACTAAAAGAATAAACAACAATTATGGACACAGAAAGAATCAAGCTGACGCAGATTAACATCAACGCAGCGAACCCAAGAACAATCAGCCCGGAGCAACAAGCCAAGCTGGTCAAGAGCCTGCTGGTCTTTCCGGAGATGCTGGAGATCCGTCCCATTGTTATCGACGAGAGCTACACCGCACTCGGAGGCAATATGCGCTACCGAGCGTTGACAGCCATCTCCGAGATGCAACCAGAAGACATAGAGCGCACGCTCAACGACTGCGAGACCTTCGACAAGAAGACCGACGCGGAGAAGACCATCCTGCTGGAGCATTGGCAGAACTGGCTGCTGCAGCCCACAGCCATCATCGTCCGTGCCGACAAGCTCACAGAAGCCCAGAAGCGAGAGTTCATCATCAAGGACAACGTCGGCTACGGCGAATGGGACACCAAGATGCTCGACGAGGAATGGGACGCAGCAGACCTCGCAGATTGGGGATACGGCGACTTCGACGAGCAACCGGAGGAGGGCGAAGCACAGGAGGACGACTTCACCAATGAGGAGGCAGAGAACGCACCCACCAGATGCAACAGCGGCGACGTTTGGCTGCTGGGACGACACAAGCTGATGTGCGGAGACTCCACCAAGGAGGAAGACGTAGCCAAGCTGATGGGAGGCGCACAGGCAGACCTCCTGCTCACAGACCCACCATACAACGTCAACTACGAGGGAGGCACAAAGGACAAGATGACCATCGCCAACGACAACATGGACGACGCGAGCTTTGTCGCCTTCCTTACGGACGCATTCATGGCAGCGGACAAGGCAATGAAGCCCGGCGCAGCCTTCTACATTTGGCACGCCGACAGCAAAGGCTGGGAATTCCGGAGCGCACTCCACAACGCCGGGTTCACCCTTCGCGAGACGCTGGTATGGGTCAAGAACGCCCTCGTCCTTGGCAGACAAGACTACCAGTGGAAGCATGAGCCATGCCTTTATGGGTGGAAAGACGGAGCAGCGCACTACTTCATCGAAGACCGCAGCCAAAGCACAGTCTTTGAAGACGCAGGCGTGGATTACAAGAAGCTCAAGAAAAGCGAGCTGCTGGCATTGGTACAACAGCTCACCGCCCCGAAGACGGAGACAACGGTGCTGTACGAGGACAAGCCGACGCACAACGACATCCACCCGACCATGAAGCCCGTCCGTTTAATGGGACGACTGATCAAGAACAGCGCAAGACCGCAGGAGAACGTACTCGACCTTTTCGGAGGCAGCGGCAGCACCCTAATCGCGTGCGAGCAGCTCAACCGAACCTGCTACATGATGGAGTTCGACCCGAAGTATTGCGATGCCATACTTGCCCGATGGGAGAAGCTCACCGGAGAGCAAGCCGAATGTTTAACCAGAAGCACCGAAGACGACCATGAGTAAGATGCAGACACAACGCCGCAACCAAATCAGACTGGCGCGATTGGAGATAGTCTCCCAGCTTTACCTGCGCCAGAACAGCGTGCGCCAGATACGCGCAGAGGTCATGAAGCGGCTCGACCTAAAGACCTACTCGACAGAGACCGTCCACAAGGACATCAAGTACATCCTTCACGAATTGCAGGAGCAGCGACTGGACAACGCAGAGTACAACCTTCAGCTGGAGCTGGAACGCATAGACGAGACCTGCCGCGAGCTTTGGGAGCAATGGGAGAAGTCCAAGCAGGACTGCGTCCACATCGAGAAGAAGCGCAAAGGAACGCCCGGACTGGGCAACGACGGCAGCACCAAGACGACGCAGCTGGAGACCAAAGAAAGCACCCATGCAGGACTTGGCAATGTCGCCTACATCGCGGAGATCCGACAGCAGCTGCAGGAGCGACGCAAGCTCCTCGGTCTGTATGCACCGGAGAAGCGCGAGGTCGCCGGAGAGATGTCATTCGCAGCCATGCTCATGGAGAGCGGAATGCTGGACGAGGCAGAACAAGGCGCACAGCAAAGCGAATAAAGCCGCGTGTTCGCTCGCTTTCGGAAGGATGGAACAAGTGAACCTCCCGGAGCGCAAAACGCGACAGACGCGATATTTCAAGTAAATAACTCAAGCAAGACAGCCCATGGCAAAGAAGAACAACATCGATATGCACCAGCGAGGAATCGACCTCCTAAATTCATGGCGAGCGGACTGGAACAAGTTCATCCGCGAAGCATTGGGAGCGAACCTCGACAAGGAGCAGCAAGCCATAGTCGCGTCCGTGCAGCACAACCCCCGAACCTCCGTAACTTCGGGAACAGCACGAGGCAAAGACTTTGTGGCTGCCTGCTGCGCCGTTTGCTGCCTTTACCTTACCCCCAGATGGAACAGCCGCAAGGAGTTGATCGAGAACACCAAGGTAGCCCTAACCGCCCCGACAGACCGACAGGTAAAGAACATCATGATGCCGGAGGTGAGTCGCCTTGTTGACAGAGCCAAGCAGAGAGGCATCGTTCTGCCCGGCGTGGTTACCACAGACCGCATCCGCACCGACAACAAAGAATGGTTTCTCACAGGCTTCAAAGCCGACGAGCAGAACCACGAAGCATGGTCGGGTTTCCACGCCGTCCACACGATGTTCATCATCACGGAGGCTTCCGGTATATCAGACAACATATACGACGCAATAGAGGGAAACCTGCAAGGCGACAGCCGCATCCTGCTGGTCTTTAACCCCAACACCACCATCGGCTACGCAGCCAGAAGCCAAAAGGGAGACCGCTGGCAGAAGTTCAGACTCAACAGCCTCACCGCCCCCAACGTGGTGGAGAAGCGCATCATCATACCCGGACAGGTGGACTATGCGTGGATAGCCGACAAGCTCCAGACTTGGTGTACGCCAATCAAGGAGAGCGAGCGGCAGGACGAGCTGGACGACTTCTGCTTTGAGGGGCAATGGTACAGACCGGAGGACTTATTCCGGAAGAAAGTACTGGGCAAGTTCCCAAAGGTTTCAGAGGACGTACTGATACCCCAGCAATGGATCGAGGCAGCGCAGGAACGCTGGGTCGCCAACGGAGGCAACGCGGTCTCAGAACAGGAAGCCAGGGTTCTGGGCGTGGACGTCGCAGGCATGGGACGAGACGCAACCTGCTACGTCGAGCGCACCGGAGCATGGTGCAGCACCTTCGACTGCCACAATTCCGGAGGAACGGCAGACCACATGGAGGTAGCCGGACAGATTATCGCCAGACGCAGAAGACACCCACTGATGCACGTCGCAATAGACACCATCGGCGAGGGTGCTGGCGTTTACAGCCGCTGCGTCGAGGTCGAAGACCACCCGGAGTACATCATCAGCTGCAAATACAGCGCAGCAGCCAAAGACCACCTCGACAAGGAGCTTCACGACATTACAGGCGAGTATCGCTTTGCAAACCTCCGCGCATACCTGTTCTGGTGCGTCCGCGACTGGCTCAACCCCAAGAACGAGACCGGAGCAATGCTGCCACCGGATGAGCGGCTCCTTGAGGAGGCGACAGAGATACGCTGGTCGTTTCGCAGCGACGGCAAGATCATCATCGAACCCAAGGAGGACATCAAGAAGCGACTGAACCGAAGCCCCGACCGCTTCGATGCCCTCGCCAACACCTTCTACCCGACCAAAAAGCGGAAGACAATCGACCTCCGCAGACTTCAGCAATTAGTATAAACATTCAAAAACAAATCAGCAATGCCAGCAATTAAAGACATCCTAAGCGGAACAGGAACGGAGCGCGAGAAGATACTCGCACTCAAGGAGAAGACCATCAACGTCCCGATTTGGGGCGGCAAGAACGGTCTGCTTTTCCAGTACGACCCGACAAAGCACCCGGTAATGAACAAAGCCGAATACCCGGACGTGGTAAAGGACAACGGCGTGGAAAAGGTAACACGCATCACCCTCGACTTCCAGAGGCTCGCCACCAAACGCATGAGCGAGCTGGTATGCGGCATCCCCGTCAAGCGCATATACAAGCCGGAGAACGACACCCAGAAGCAAATCGCCGCCTACCTTGAGGCGATATTCGAGCGCAACCGCATCGACAGCGTCAACAACGAGCGCACGGTTTACCTTTTCGGCAGCTGCGAGGTCTTCACCCTTTGGTACGCCATAGAGCAGAAGAACGCCATCTACGGCTTCGACAGTCCCCTTAAATTGCGCTGCCGCAGCTTCAGCCCGATGTTGGGCGACGAACTATACCCCTACTTCGATGAGTACGGAGACATGATCGCCATGAGCATCGGCTACACCCGGAAGATAGGGCGCAAGAGCGTCCAGTTCTTCGACACCTACACCGAAGACCGCCACATCAAGTGGAGCAACGAGACAGGCGACTGGGGCGTGGTCGAGGACGAGAACACAACCCTACTCAAGATACCCGGCGTTTACGCATACCGCCCGACACCAGTATGGGAGGACACCAGCCGCAACATTTACGAAATGGAATGGGCATTGAGCCGCAACGGAAACTACCTGCGCGAGAACAGCAAGCCCCGTTTTATCGTTTTTGCGGACGACATCATCAGCTACGGCGACGAGAAAAGCCCGAACCAAGAGTTCAAAGCCGTCATGCAGTACCCCAAAGGCAGCACCGCGCAATACGTCACATGGCAGCAGGCAATCGAGAGCCTAAAGTTCTACATCGAGCAGCTCCGCAGCCTGTTCTTTACCCAGCTTCAGCTCCCGGATTGGAGCTACGAGAAGATGAGCCAGCAAGCCCTCTCCGGAGAGAGCCGCAAGCAGATGTTCATCGATGCGAAGCTCAAGGTCAAGGACGAGAGCGGACGACTGCTGGAGTTTTTCGACCGCGAAATCAACGTGGTGAAAGCCTACCTAAAGCTCATGCTGGGCGAAAAGTACCACAAGGACATCGACGCACTCAAGGTCGAGAACGAGATAACCCCATTCAGCATCAACGACGAAAAGGAGACCATCGACAACCTGCTCGCCGCCAACGGAAACCAGCCAATCATCTCCCAGAGAGACTCAATCGAGATGCTCGGATGGAGCGACAACCCAGACAGAACACTCCAAGAGATCCAAGAGCAGAACAAGCTCGAAGATTTCGGATTAGTGGAATAGCCTCATGAGACGGACACCGAAGAAAGCACTACAGGAACAACCGCAGCACCGCTGCCGGGATTGCGCCCACTCATACGACTGGCACAGCAAAGCCCTTGACGGACACCTCATCCTTTGCCGCTGCCGCTTCGACGAGAAGACGGAATACGGCAGATGGTGCAAGTTCCTATCCGACCCGGAGTGCGCACATTTCAAACAACGACTAACACCAGAACCAGATGCCGAAGCCCAGTGAATACGACAAGACCCACCTCCGCAACATGGCGGCGATGGGAACACGCATAGACCGCATCTTCAAGAAAGCAACAGAGGAGGCGGCGAAGATTGGTGTGTCGATTAAAGACATCGACCCGGACAAAATATTCAGCTTCGATGACTACCCGGAGACAAAGAAGCAGATAGAACGCCTTCTGACCGCACTCAAGGAGACCACCGAGAAGACCATCGTCAACGGTGTCCGCTCAGCATGGACGCTATCCAACAACAAGAACGACGCGATGGCAGAAAAGGTCTTCGGCAGGGACGCAGACAAGCTCCCACCGGAGGTGCGCATGAAGTACTTCAACAACAACGAGAGCGCACTGCAGGCATTCCTTGCACGCCAGCAGAACGGATTGAACCTCAGCGACCGCGTATGGAAGTACACAAACGCCTTCAAGCAGGAGATAGAGCTGGGGCTGGATTGCGGCATCCGCTCCGGCAAGGACGCACCAGCCATGGCGAGAGAGCTGAAGCAATACCTCCAGTACCCGGACAAGCTCTTCAGACGAGTGCGCGACGAGCATGGGTTGCTCCAGCTATCGAAAGCCGCCGCAGACTTCCACCCCGGCAGGGGAGTGTACCGCTCCAGCTACAAGAACGCGCGACGACTGGCAGCCACCGAGACCAACATCGCATACCGCACCAACGACTACCTGCGCTGGCAGCAAATGGACTTCGTGGTCGGCATTGAGATACAGCTCAGTAACAACCACACCATCCTGCTCCAGCCCGGAGAGAAGACAGACGACGCAAGCCAGCAGCGAGCCGATGGCTCACCAAAGGCGAATGCC